TGTTGTAGTAGAGGCCAACCAAAGAAATGATGGCTTGCACAACCTCATTGGGTTCTGTGCTGTAGCCGCCGACGTAGGTCACGTTGGCAAGCGTGCCCTCTTTCATTGACGGGTTGTCAATGAATTCGAGCGCCGCAAGCACGTCCGACGTATCGACCCAGTAATCGGTTCCGCTCGTCATCGTCACGGTGCCACCGTTCGCGTCTGTGTAGGTAACGCTTGTGAGCGAAACATACGGTTGCACCGCAAACACCGTGCGCTTGAAGTCGCGAAGATACATCGTGCGACTCGACTGCGTGAGCGCAAGCCCGGTGTAGGTTTCCACCCATGATGTGGCTACACCGACGAGCCGAGTAAGTTCGGTGTCATCGTCGGTGTAGTCGATCTTGAGTGCGGCCTTTACGGTCGCAAGTGAGACAGCCATAAAAGCAGCCGCGCGGTTTCCCGCGCAGCCGCCGAGGTAAGAAAGATTAGCTAGCGTTGAGACCGTAGATTGCTGCGAATGCTTCGGGCTGCATGATGCGCGAATCCGTGCGCACAGTCATGTACAGCGTGGTGCGCTGATTTGCTGCACCGCTGTATGGATCAATCATCGAACTCATGCCAGTTCGGTCAAAGATTTCGAAGTAATCCCAATTTCCGACGATGAAGAAGGCACTACCGCGAACGTTAGCCGAGGTAGTATCGCTTTGCGTCGTAGGAACGTATTCGCCGATGTAGTACGGGATACCGAGGATAGTGCCGGGATTTCCACCGCTGATTCCTGCGGTTTCGTTGATCTTCCAAACGTAGTCGGTGCTATTCACCTTAATCTTGCGCACAGCCTTAATCATGGCATCCGAGGTAAGAATTCGGAAATTACCCGTGCGGTACTGCGGTGCGACAGCGTGCACGCAGTCAATCAGGTTGTCACCAGTGACAGCCGAAGCGCCCGCATCTTCAGCAAGAGCGACACCTTGGTTGATGATGCGGCCACTGTTGGTTGACGCCCAAGAAGTCGAAGACGTATCGCCAATGCCCTGCGGCTGCGAAGCTCCTGTACCAACTGTGTAGTACTGATCCATGATCTTCGCGAGCGATACACCGCAGCGGTCGGCGACGTACTGCAAACCAGTTCCGATTCCGCCTGTGCCGATAGCGTCCTCGATGAATTCCTGCGACATCGTCGTTGCACAAACAAACTTGTACGGGGTCACAGACACCGACGCAAAAGCTGAATCGCTTGCGGTAATCGCCCCTTCTTCCGCGACAAGTGCAGACGTTGGAAGTGCACCTTCAATTGTGATAGTGCGTTTACTATCAATGGTTGTTACCTTCGCAAGTTGACGCAGCACAGACGCTTGGTACATACGATCAACGATGCGGCGTTCCATGTCGGTTGGAACTCCAACGTTGGAAGTGCTTCCTACGGTGAGGACGCGCATTTCCGCTGCATCGCCGCGAGCAACCGCCGACAACCAACGCTGCGCGTATTCGGCACTGCTGCGGTCCTCTACTGCGTTTCGCGACACAGCGGCCTTGAACTGCGGTGCAGCAAGTCGCGCTTCAAATTCCGCCGCGCGGTCTTCTGCTGCACGACGTGCAGAACGCTCTTGTGCAAAGCGCTCGACCATGTCGAGATCAGCGTCAATGCGCGCGATCTTCTCACGCTCTTCGCCGCTACCGCGGCGCTCGACCTGGTGCGTCTGTGCACCAGTGCGAGCGGCGAAGCCGTCGAGGGTCTTGCGGTATTCGTGAACGACGTTCTCGAGATTGTTCAACTCTTCAGACATTGCAACCTTCCATTCTGTGCTTATGAATTTCGAGCCGCAAACGCGCGGCCTCGACTGCGGCCGCGTGAACGTCACGCAGGCTCGAATTAGTCTTGTCTCCGTACGCAGCGTCAACCACCACGCTTAATTCCACCAAGCGTGCAGCAGTCACGGTGCGTTCCGTGCGTCGTGCGTTCCATTCGTCGCGATCAACGTAGAAACCAAACGACATCTCGCCGCTCAAGTCACCGCGCTCGAGCATTGCTCGAACGTCTCGACCAATGCTTGTGTCGGCAAGTTCAGCAGAGAAGCGAAGCCCTGCGGCTGTGTCGGCGAGCGACAGCGTTCCGCTGCGAGTGCGAGCAAGCAACGCGCTTGCATCGTGGTTGAAAAGCAGTTTGATGTCTGCGCCTGCGATGTCACCGAAAGCGCCACGCGAAATGCGCTCTCGAAACTGTGGCGCAAACGGCTCGCTGATTTCACGCGACCACTTGCCGTACGGAATCGCAAGCCCTGCGAGCGTGCGGCCTGCTGGCGCTGCAACGGTAATGCTGCGACGTTCAAGCGAAGTCATCTACGCTCCCCGCTTCTGCGCTTGTGTCGCTACCAAGGTTTGTAGTACCGCCACCAGTACCCATGTTCTTGGCGACGATTGGTTCATCAAGGCCCGGCAGCGGTGCAAGGTCGAGCCAGTCACGCGCTTCGTTTCGCGTGATGACTCCCGACTCAACACCAGTGCGAAGCGCTGCCATTTGCTCGGCAAGCGACGGACGCGCAATCATGTCGCTATCGAACGTGAGCGAGCCAAACGGCAGCAACTTTGCGACAACTTCGGCGCTCCACGCGGAAAACCAATGCGACAGACACGCATCGACGTACATGCGGGACAGCCATTCCATCGAGCCGTACGCGTTCGCGCTGTGCTCGCTCAAGTAGGACGTCGGCACACCGTAAATACGGCTCACGTCTTCGACGCTGTAACGTCGCGCCGCCGAAATGCCTGCATCGTCAAGCGTGCTGCTGATGCGCTCGACTTTCATTCCCTCACCAAGCACAAGCGGTTTGCCTGCGTTCTCTGCACCGCTGTGGTGCTTGATGTACTCTTCGGAAATCATCTGCCCGGCCTTTTGACCAACGGGGCCGGGGTGCAGAATTGCAATCTTCGGATTGCCAGCGTTCTTCATCACTTCAAGTTGCGATTGTTCTTGAGCGGCGAGCACTTGCAGCGAAGTGCGGCACAATCGCACAGGCGATTCGCCCCACAATCCGTCAAGACCAACAGCACGGATGTGCAGCATCGACTGCATGGGCACATCGCCATACATTCGCGTTTTGTAGATCGGTTCCGACTTTGTGAGATCAAGCGTTACGCTGTCAATCTCAAGCGGCAACAGTTCGAGAAGATCACCACCAACGGTGCGATTAATTACAGCGAACGCGTTTCCGTACAGCAGCGCTTGCATCGTGAGCGAACGTCGGAATTCGTAGCCGCTTTGCCATCTGTTCGGCTGCGCAAGCAATCGTGCGACGATGTCGTTGGACGCGGTGAATGGCACACGCGCGACATCATTCGCGATCAGCGAGGTAGCGCGATATACGGGCGTATACGCAAGCGCGGTGCCTGGCGTGATGGATGGCATACCCGCACGGTCGAACGACGTCGGAAGGATGATTCCGTGCGTTCCCCAGTGGCCTAGCCATCGCTGAAACATTCTCCGCAGCATGTGCGTATTAGGTGGGCCGTCTGCTTACTGCATTGCACCTAAAGCGATTTCTTGCGGAAATATTCTTCGGCTTCTTCGTCGTAGATACTGCGCTTCGCGCCACCCCAAATATGGGTGGAAATGATTGCGGCCACAAGCGGATCTATGGCGCAGTACTCACGAGATTTGATTGGCCGAATGTTTCCGTTTTGATCGCGCTTGGCGTGCGCATCGGCACAGGCTCGGCGAAGGATTGGGTCATCGCCGATGACTAGGCGCGATCCGGCCCACAGGTTCTGAAAGAGATTGCAGCCCGGCCCGAACGTCGCAATTCCCATGCGGTACACCACAAGCGGTACACCGTCTGCCTGCAACTGTTCAGCGAGATATTTCGATCCCCACGCGTCGTAACCAACGTGCTTCACGTCGAATTCGTCGCGTAGTTCGAGGATTCGCGAGCGCACCGCTTCGTAGTCGATCTCGCGGCCTGGGGTTAATGTGATTTTGCCTTCCGCAGCCCACGTGCGGATCGGGTAGCGGTAGTCTAGTTCGCGTTGCGCAACCTCCGCACGAGGCCACCAGTAGTGGCCACGCAAGGCGACGCGTCCATCGGCGAGCGGAACGCATACCACGAGTGCAGTCATGTCGAGCGACTTTGAAAGGTCAAGGCCGATCCAGGCGGGTTTTCCGCGCA